ACTGCTGGAATGAAAGCAGCAGCAAGGCGTGCCCTTAGATGGAAAGAAGAGGGCAAGGCTACAGGTGCTGGAACCCCTATTGGTTGGGGAAGAGCTTCAGATATTGTTGCAGGTAGGGCAATGTCTCTATCAACAGTAAAACGAATGTACTCTTTCTTTGCTCGTCATGAAGTTGATAAAAAGGGAAAAGATTTTTATAATACAAGCAATCCTTCTAATGGTCGCATTATGTGGGATGCCTGGGGTGGAGATGCAGGGTTTTCCTGGTCTCGTGCCATAGCTAATAGAGAATCAAAAAAACATGTTTGGATAGATTCACCATTCTCTTTTGAAAAATACTTGACAAAAGAGTAAAAAAAAGATATTATATATCTAACTAAAGGAGATGTAATGGATGAAGGACAGCACAGTAATCTACAAAGCATGGTTAAGCATAGTCGCAATAAACGTAATAAATTTGAGCATGATTTTGTTTACGATCAAATCACGCCTGAATCCATCCTTAAAGGCTCTAAAGCAAGAGTCAAATAGAATTATGTCCATCCAGAACAGGAACATTGGAATGGAACCAATGATTCATGACCTTGAAGCAATTTTCAATGACAACTCTCCAAAAAGTCAACTAGATAGAATAAGGAGAAAAAATACTATTCGTGTCGCAATATTAGAAAGAAAAGCATATTGGGTTCATGATAATATTTTTTACGAAGCAGAAGTTGTAAACGGGCAAATTAATAATGAAAATGCCAAGCCAATAGATGCACATTCTTTGACTCAAAGAGACCTAAACAGACTGTTAATGATCCTTGACAGCATGAAAGAGGGCTAATTATGACCCCCATGTTTTTAATATGGATTCCCATCGCTATTACACAGATTATACTTTTTAGTATTTTTCTTTTTAAATGCAAGAATAGTGAACAGGTAGTAGAAGAAACTATTGACATCATACCCATTTATGTATATAATAAGATGGCGTATTGGAAACAAAAAGATAGTCTTATGAGAGCACCCTACAGGAACTCCTCAGTAGACGTTGATAGTGGATCTAAAGTTGACGAACTCAACTCTGATTTACTACCGTCTGAAATTATGGAAATTATTGCAGGACTAGAGAAAGTATAAAAATGATTATTGCAGTTGAGGGAACCAAGGGTTTTACAGACTATGAAACATTCATGAGAGCTATGGGTGTAGCACTTTCACAGCCTAATAATGAAAACGTTATAGAGGTATGGTCTGCTGGACCACATAAGATTAATAGCTTTACTGCTGCCTTTTGTAACTCTGCAGAGAATTATCTAAAACAAAAAGGGTTCAAAGTTATTTTTAAAAAATTGCCAGCAAGTTATATATCTGAGAATATATCTTACGTTTCTTATTTTGCCCACTTTGCAAATAAAAATGACAAGCCTTCACGAATTACCGCTGAAGCAGAACTTGCTGGAATTGAAGTAGGGATCTTTAGATCATAATGCTATCAAACAAAGATGTTTCATTTCTTAACATGGCTAGATACTTTGCTGAGAAATCTGAGGAAAACAAAAGGCATGGGGCGATTATTGTAAAGTCTGGTCGTGTTGTTGGTACTGGATTTAATAGATTTAAGAATCATCCTCACAATATTCCAGAAGAACTTATTAAGGTTCATTGCTCCAGACATGCTGAGGAAGTTGCCTTGCGTGAAGCAGGTAGCAATTCTAGAGGAGCCATTCTTTATGTTGCAAGGGTTAATCGGCAGGGTATAGACAGGAACAGTAAGCCATGTTCTGTATGTAACGAGCTTATTAAAAATTCTGGCATAAAGAAAGTCATACACACGATAGAGGAAATTTATGAGTCTTAACACCTGGTCTCTTATAGTCTTTGGAGCAGTTGCACTTTTATACATAATGGTGTACTCTTCAATGTTTCAAAAATCAAGTATTAAAAAGTTCGTCCTGTTAATAATAGCGTGGGTTATTCATATGGTTACTATCTTGTGGTACGGAATTGCTACCAATCAGATAGGTTTTATCTTATGGTTTGCCCTAGAGCTACTGGTGATATATTTTGTATATGTCATAACTGGAAAGGTATTCAACAATGATAGTATCCAATCAGAATGATGCTGAAGAGATCGTAAGTAAAAACTCTAGCTTATCTTGGGATGGGTGGGATATAATTCACCTTGTAAAAGATGACTATGCAGAGTACTTGCATGTAGGATTCTTTGATAAGTCAACGATGCAGTGGTATAGGAAAACAATTTACCCATGCATCGATCAGGGTTGGGATCTTCCTGAGTCGGTGATGTGATGCCTAAAAAAGATTGGAAGCTAGACGCAAAATGTTTAAACTTAGATACAAACTTTTTCTTTGATAAGTATGAAGAGGACCTTGATTTAAGACAAGCAATAGATTCTTTATGTCAAAGTTGCCCTGTACAAAGAGAGTGCCTTGCAAGTGCTATTAGTAGGCAAGAGTGGGGAGTCTGGGGAGGGGTTTACTTTGAAAAGGGTAAGATATCAAAAGAATTTAACAATCATAAAGACAAGAACAAATGGTTTAATGTTTGGTCATCTATAACTATGGAGACAAAATGATTTATACACTGGCTATGCAAAAAGCAGTAAGATCAATTAAACCACCACACGAATTCGTAATCGACATAGTTGAGTACGATCTTGACCCAAGGAACAGATTCATTGCAGTAAGGTTCTATGAGTCACAATGGGGCTATTACAACGAATCAGAAAGAATCCGTTGTGTAGCTTATTTAGAAAAAATAAGAAAAGCCTTGACTTCTTTCGGAGTTAAGGTTACACTAGAGCCAGTCATTGATACTGGTGACACACTACCAAGTAAATTAAAAACTAGAGGAAATGGATTCTTAAAATGAGTATGATTACGGTAATTGGAAATCTAGTAGCAGATCCAGAGACAAAGGATGCTGGGGGTCATAAGCTTGCTAAGCTTAGGCTTGCAAGCAACGAGCGTATCAAGGATGCTAACGGTGAATGGAAGGACTCTGACACTACATACATTGATGTTACTTGTTGGAGGAAGCTTGCTGAAGGCTCTGTGTCACTTAAGAAGGGGCAGAGGATCATTGTTCATGGAAAGCTAAAGGGCCGATCATTTCAGCGTAAAGATGGAACAAATGGTTACGCCTATGAAATTGAAGCAACAGACGTTGGTCCGTCAATAATCTCTAGGGGAAGCGACAACGCCTCCTCAACATCAAAGTCAGAAGTTATGCCAGACATAGACAACCCCTGGGGTGAGTAGTGGTAGGTCCAGACGAAGCTGATCGTTTGGAAAGGTCCTTTACTGCAGCTTCTAGTAACTTGAGAAAGTCTCTAGGAGGAAAGCCAGGGGATTCAAGTGAAAAGGTTTATTCAATTGAATATCAAGCGTTGGTAAAGGCAGGGCTAAGACCTCAGCTAAGAAAGAAATACCGATAGTATTGTGGGCAGGTCAGAAATGATCTGCCCCTTTACTGTATAATTAAGAATAAACAAGGGAGCTATTATGGAAATTGAAAAAAAGTGTGACATCATTGAAGAGTTTATCAGAGAACATTTCTTAAAAAATATCTTCATTGATGATGCAGAAGTTGAAGATTTTATTTCATACAACAACCTTGGAATACCCCTTGCACAATCAGTATCCTATAAACTTGCCGACCCAACATTAGAGGGTTTATCTTTAATTGAAGAAACTTGGCAATTCCTTTGTAGCTTGTTTGCGGTAGACCCAGATGGGGAATATGAAGACCTTGATGAATTCTTAGGGAGTGAAGAAGATTGAGTGAAATACCTTTCACCTTTGGAATAATAACTGTCTATGAAGATAAGGCTAGACTTCAAGAGATAATATTATCTATTCGTAATCTTAAAATACCTGAGTATGAAATAATCTTTGTTGGTGGTGGAGACTCAAGCGGTATTGATGGACAAGACATTCGTAAAATAAACTTTGATGAAAATGAAAAACCAAAGTGGATTACTCGTAAAAAGAATATCCTTGTTCAAGAATCAAGGTATGACAACGTAGTCGTAATGCACGACTACCACATCTTTGATCCTAACTGGTATGAAGCATTTAAAAGCTTTGGAACTGACTGGGATATTTGTTCTTGTCCACAGTATTTAATTAATGGTTATCGTAATCCTATGGACTGGTCCCTATGGGATAAACCTGGACATGGAAGAGCTTGGTCTCTTAATTATAATGATTGGTCACAAACACAATACATGTATATTTCTGGCGGGTTTTTTATCGTAAAGAAACACGTACTGCTAGAAGAACCACTTGATGAATCTCTTGTGTGGAATGAAGAAGAGGATGTGGAGTGGTCAATGCGGGTTCGTAATAAATATGTAATGAAGTGTAATGGCAACGCAATTGTTAGGCATAACAAATGGCATAGACATGCAGGGCCACAACAGTGAATAAGTTAGTTATTTTTGATCTTGATGGTGTGTTAATGGATTCTCGTGATTTGCACTTTGATGCATTGAATAATGCTATTGCACTTGTTGCCCCAAAATACTGCATAACCTATCAAGAGCATGTTGCAAAATATGACGGACTTAGCACAAAGAAAAAGCTTGATATGCTTACAATTGAAAAGGGTTTGCCAATAGATCAACATGACTTTATCTGGAAACAAAAACAAGAAGAAACCATAGCATTGCTAGAGAACTTTCAATACAACGTAATTGCAATCAAAATTATGTTTGCGTTAAGAGATCGCAAATATAAAATAGCAGTGGCAAGCAACAGCATTAGAGATACCGTCAGAGTAGCATTAAGCTCATTAGGATTGCTTCACCTTGTTGACTATGTTGTTAGTAATGAAGATGTTAGGCATCATAAGCCTTATCCAGAGATGTATTGGAAATGTATGACGGCCTTAGATGCTCACCCAAGAGATACAATAATTGTTGAAGATTCTCACATTGGAAGAGAGGGTGCAAAGGCATCTGGTGCTATACTATACCCAATAAAGAATTCTGATGATTTAAGCTATGAAAGGTTTGTAAACATGCTGGATAAGGTTGAGAATCAGGCAACTATTCCATGGATTAATAAAGAGATGAACGTTCTTATTCCTATGGCTGGAGCAGGATCAAGGTTTGCTCAGGCTGGATACACCTTCCCTAAGCCACTGATTGAAGTACATGGAAAGCCAATGATTCAAGTGGTTGTAGAGAATCTTAATCTTGATGCTCATTACATTTTCTTAGTACAAAAAGAACATTATGAAAAATATAATTTAAAGCAAGTGCTAAACCTTATTGCCCCAGGTTGTGACATTGTTCAGGTTGATGGGATAACAGAGGGTGCTGCCTGCACCACCCTTCTTGCAGAGAGTCTAATTGATAGCGACAAGCCATTGGTTATTGCAAACTCAGATCAGATTATGGACTGGGATGCAAATGAGGCTATGTATGCATTCACAGCTTCTAATGTTGATGCAGGAATAATGACCTTTAAAGCAACTCATCCAAAGTGGTCTTATGCAAGACTTGATGACAACGGTTTTATTGTAGAGGTAGCAGAGAAAAATCCAATATCTGACAACGCTACAGTTGGAGTTTATTACTGGAAGCATGGATCAGACTATGTAAAGTATGCAAAGCAAATGATTGATAAGGATATTAGAACTAACAATGAGTTTTATGTTTGCCCAGTTTTTAATGAAGCTATTAGTGATAACAAAAAGATTAGGCCAAAGTTTATTGAAAAAATGTGGGGCATTGGAACTCCAGAAGATTTAAATTACTTTTTAGAAAATAACAGGGAGGCATGATGAAAAATAAAAAAGATTATTTAAAGATGCAGAGCGATCATTATGAGGGGTATGCAGAAGCATGGTCCCTAACATATAGAGACCCTGTTGTTGGATCATATGATGCCCATAATGACTGGCCTGACTATGACACATACCTTTTTAAAGACTTTGATACAAGTGGCCTAGTAGCCTTAGACTATGGCTGTGGTCCAGGGAGAAACATTATTGAATTTCATGATCGTTTTGGAAGAATTGATGGAGTAGATATTGCTCAGACAAATCTAGATAAAGCTAAAATTAATATTGAGCATAATGGAATTGAGTTGCCAAACCTTTACCTCACACCTGGAGACAGTCTCAGTATGATTAAAGATAATACTTATGACGTATTCTTTGCAGTTATTTGTTTTCAACATATTTGTGTGCATGAAATTAGATTTAACATTCTTAAAGAAGCTTATAGAATTCTTAAGCCAGGTGGCAAACTTTGTTTCCAAATGGGCTATGGTGGAAAAGTTCACACAGAAACTGCAGGGTACTATGATAATGTTTATGATGCTATCACTACTAATGGTCATGCAGATGTAAGCATTACTGATGAATCTGAACTATCCAATGACCTAGTTAATAAGATTGGATTTAAAAATTATAAATCAGACATTCGACCAACAGGTCCAGGAGATAATCACAGAAACTGGATTTGGGTGCAGGTAGAGAAGTGAAACTGATTTCTCATAGAGGAAACATTAGCGGTCCAAATATAGATAGAGAAAATAGTCCTACATATATAGAACAAGCTATAAGTCTGGGTTTTGATGTTGAAATGGATCTAAGAGTTGTCAGGGGAAAGCCGTTTCTTGGTCATGATAATCCACAATATCAGGTTTCAAAAAGCTTCCTATCAGATTTAAAACGTAGGTCGTGGATTCATTGTAAGAATGATGAGGCCATAGATTATTGTACAGAGAACGATCTTCACTATTTTTATCACGATACAGATAGATATACATTGACAAGTCACGGGTATATCTGGGGATATCCAGGGTCTGAGCCAGTGGGTAAAAGTATGTTCATATCAGTCCTACCAGAGTTGACTGGTAATATTATAAGAAAAGATGTGTACGGAGTTTGCTCCGACTATGTGAAAGGATATCAAAATGTTTAAAGAAATAGATTACAGCAAGCACTTTGTAATTGGAACACCACTTGTAGGTTGGAAGTGTGATAAAAACGAGGACATGTCGTGGCTAGACAACAGACTTTCTATTATGGAAAAGTTCCCTAATGCTAAATTTTTTGCATCATTTGAATTGGATGAAAGAGGTCTAGAACCATTCGGAAGAGTTATTGATGCCCTTAAGGAGGTGTCAGGGGACTATTGGACATACTCTATAAATGATATGCAGTCTGAAGTAACATCACAAAATAGGTGGATAAGAATAGAGACTGGTCGTAATCTTATTCGTGAGTTTGCTCAAAGAAGAAGAGTTATGTCTGGTCACCATTGGGGAGAAGCAACACCACAAGAAGGTGTTGTTAGTTACGATGCTATTCTTTATGTAGATTCAGATATGATTCTTCAGCCAGAACTGATAGGTGGAATGCTAGAGGTCGATCATCCATTAGTTAGTGTCTCAGTTCCTGCTTACGGCCTCACTGGAAAATTAATAAATGCAAGTCCTAAGTTGGAGGAGCATTGGAACACTGCGGGAATGCTTTTAGTCAACGCACCAGCTTACTACGACTTGCCATGGTCTCATAATGCAAACCTAAATCTTAGTGATGATCCAACATTCCAGTCCATGGCTGAAAGATTAAAACGCCGCGAGGGTGTCGAAAATCTAGAAGATACCTATGGAATGACATGGGTAAGAAAAGATTTGCAGGCACAGCATAGAGGAGAATTGCTTAGTGTAGAAAACAGAAAAATTCCAAATAGGAATTTAATGTAATGGAAAGCTATCAGGAAGTTTTGTTTCCAGCACCTACAGAAAAATACTGCTATGTGTGTAAAAGAATTCTTTCTGAGCTTGAGTTTGCAAAAAATTCTACTAAACCTGGAGAAATTAGGCCAGAGTGCAGGGCATGTGACAACAAACAACGTAAAGATAGAATGCGTAGAGAAAAAGCTAGAGATCCAGAAGCCGTAAGAGAAAAGTATTTAAAGAGAAAATACAATATAACATTAGCAAAATACACAGAGATCTTTGTTGAGCAAGAAGGCAGGTGCTGGATCTGTCAAAACAAAAAAGATCTTGTTGTAGATCATGATCATGCCACAGGAGAAGTTAGAGGTCTATTGTGTAGCTTGTGCAACACATCTCTTGGCGGGTTTAAAGATGAAATAAGTTCTTTACAAAGAGCTATCCTTTACTTATTAAATCAGCCTTGACAATAAGATATAATTCCTGTAAAATTAGAAAAGTGGACGAGTCATACTATGATGATGAAGATTTTCTTCTATCATATTACGAAGGGTATTGATCATGTTGGATTGTAGGGGTATACCAACTAGGGTATGCGTTAAATGTGGATCAGATTTATTTACCGTCCAAGTACAGTTTGATGAGGATTATGAAATTATAGGATACTTACTTGACTGTAAGTGTGCCTATTGTGATACTAAACTGACTGCCCCAACACCATTAGACCTAGTTGAAGGATTATAGTATGCAAACATTTGTCCCCTACCCAGACTTTGCTGAGTCTGCTGCTGTACTAGATAACAAGAGACTTAACAAACAGTTGTTAGAAGGTCGTCAAATTTACGGAATACTTGTTTCAGGAAAGCGAAAAGGTGCCTGGGTCAATCACCCTGCTGTTCTCATGTGGCGATACCGTGAGAATGCTTTACACTCCTATCTAGAAGCTATTAAAATAGAATGTGATTCCCGTGGTATTTCAACTACAAAAAATTGGGATGTAATCACACAGATGCATGAATCTAACTGGGATCGTGGCGGAAACATTCTTATGCCTGAGTGGTGGGGGGATGAAAGAATTCATCAGTCTCATCGTAATAATCTATATCGTAAAGATCCAGAATACTATGCAGAGTTTATGTTTGATAGTTTTATTTCTTGTTGTGACAAGTGTAACTACTATTGGCCTACCCATAAAAGTGAAGATTTTCTTTCTCAGGGTATTGACAAGCTAGCAACAGTCTAGTATTATATGTACATGAACCTAGAGAAGGAGAATGAGATGGATGGAATCGACAGCTACTTTGAGCATAAGTTTAATAGCATAAATGGCAAGTAGAAGGAAAGAGGAGGCAAATCTCTTCCAAGATACACCAGATAGACAAATGACCCAACCCTCTGGTTGGTGTATGACACAAGATCATGAGGGATGTAGGTATCAATTCAATCACGGGAAATGTGGTTGTAAATGTCACAAGGAGAATAATGAGTAATTTATATATGACAACAGAAGAGTTTGCTGCAATGGTAGTGGATAGTCTTCATGAACAGAATTATTTTAAGAAGGGTAGTAAGAATCACCCTGGAGATATCGTAAGTGCTTTTACATCTACCGCAGAAAGCATTGCATCAGCATTGGATTGGGCAATTCGGAGAGAACATGAGGCAAAGACTGATAAGCATAAGGAAGCATCAGTCACCTATTCAACAAACAAAGTACCTCTAGTACAAGACAAATCCCTTCCTGAAGATTCTTTGGGTTATTCAGAGTGGAAAAAAGATGGGTATCTATAATGGGTAAGATGAAAGACTTATATTTAATCCATAATATTGAGAATATTGATGAAGATGATGATTAACTAAGAGGTATAATATAACTGCCACATGTTTATGTGAGATCATTTTTCAGGGGTAGTTATGAGAAAAGACGGAGATCCAGAAATCTACTGGAGAGAAAGAATATCTAAAGAAATAATTTGGGCATGTGAACATTCAATTGATCCGTGTGATGATTGCAACGAGCTATCTTATTTTATAAAAAATGGACTAAGAAACGCTTCATAAAAAGATTTGTTAACCTTGGTATGTTATAGTAATTTAATTACATTAACAGGAGGTTAACATGAAGGAGTTTTCAGGTAAATGGAAAATAGGAAAAGACGGATCTATGATTCTTAAATGGAAGAAAAGAAAAGTTACCCCACTAACATACCTTGACACAACTAACAAAGAAGAGTAGAATTTAGGCATGGATATATTAGGAGAAGCAATACTACGCATAAAGTGGTTTTATCAACGGACTAAGCGTAGTGTTCGTAATGCCATTCGTACTCCCAAGTGGTGGTATCAGCGTGCGAGGCGAGGGTACAGTGATAGAGACATGTGGAATGCAGACACCTATCTGTCGGGAGTGTTTGCGGGAGTTCTTGACTGGTATATACACGAAGGTCATGGTGTCTCAATGGCTTACAGCGACCCTAGCGACCCTCATTGTGAAGATATAGATGCCATGGTGATTAGAAGGAATACTGATTATTTAAACCACATTTCAATTTTCACACAATATCTAAACAATGGCCTTGCTTGGGATGAAGAAGATGTCAAAAAATCTGGCGGGGTACTTGACAAAGATATCAAAGCTAGTGTACACTGGTTAGCAGATCATTTTACAGAACTATGGGATTAGAATGACTATTAAAGAAAAAATTGCACAGCAGTTTAGATTTGCTTATACAGGCGGGGCATGTGATCCAGATGATTGCATACACTGCGATTGCTTTATGAATGAAGAGGGTCGTGGTCAGATTCATTCTTTAGCAAATAGTCATGCCGACTTAGTTATTGGATGGATTACAGAGGAGAAAAAATGATTAGAGTTACAGTAGATCTTGTACCCTTTGGGGAAGAAGATAATTCAAAAACAATTGGTAAGTTTGTATTGGCTAACGATGGTGAAGGTGACGTTGACTATGCGGATTACGGATTTGTTTATTCAGATGACCTTGATGGAGAGCGTGAGGGAACTGTAAAGAACTTCAAGAGAAGCGAGGGTATTTGGAAGCTCATCTCAGAATGTCTTTCTAATCCTGGCGAGGTAGATAATGAAGAGTTCATGGATATTTTATGGGATAGAATGAATAAAAATGCATGACTACGCAGAACTTAATCTTTATTTAGAAGAAGATAAGACTACTGACCTTTGGATATATCTTGAGGGTAATAAACCGATTGTAATTAAAGATGTGTGCAATAATCCTGTTAGATACCAGGGCTGGTGGTCTATTCCTCATACTTTTTTAGGAAAAAGTTCTACGGCTATGGTAGAATCGTCTAAGGTTATGTATTTTGTAACTATAGGAGATAGAGAGATGCAAGATGAAGGGGCATGATGGTCTTTGTCCAACACCAAACCCACACATTAAAGAGCGAAAGAATTGTGCCTATTGTAATTTGATCGATAGTGTTAGAGATCATTATAAGGACAAGAAGAGTCATGGAAAAGATAAAACTTATGATGAAGGGTTCTCTGACGGATGGAACTCTGCAATAGCAAAACTACAAGAACTTAACGGAGTATAGGAGTGGAGATGAGTTACCCAGAACCATACGGCCTAGAGTGTAGTGACGGTTGGAAGAGTATCATTGATGATACTCATAGGAAACTAAAGTATATTGACCCTGATTATAAAATTTCTCAGATCAAAGAAAAGTTTGGTGGTCTGAGATATTACTATGACCAATCCCTTGAAATATCCTACGGTGATATTCGTCGTGAAATTATGGATGATATTGTCACAGTAGCAGAAATTAATGCCTCTAAAACTTGCGAACTTTGCGGTGCTAGTGGCTGGGATAAAAATGTAGAAATTCGTGTACATAAATATTGGTACTTTGGCTATTGTCAAGAGTGTGCTGATAAAGTAATTAAAGAACGCGATTCACGGGCTGTAAGAGGGTAGGAACAGATGAGATTTAATATCTTTCGTAATCCAAATGTAGATGCACAAGTAGGAATGCTTTTAGGATCATTTGATCAAGCAATTCGTAATCAGTCTGAGGATTATTGGCGTAAAGAAATTGCTAAAGAAAATAGTTATGAGATAAAAGCTCAATATGCAAAAGGGTATTTAGATGGGTACACAGATGCAGAAACACACTATACAAAAACGTGTATCATTTGTGGTACAGGAGGAATATCATCTCCCTGGATATGTATCCCCTGTAAAGAACAAAACTCTGATTGGATTGGAGAGTTATGAAACACGATAAGTTCTGTATGAACAAAGCAGATCCAACCATGAAATTTTGTCATTTGTGTACTCTTATCCGTAAAGTTCGGGCCGATGAATATGAAGTGGGATTTAGAGCTGGATATGTTAAAGGAATTAAAAGAAGAGATTATGGGACAAAAGATGATTAAATGTTGGAATTGTAATATGGAATTAGATACGTCTTTAATTTCGGCGGCGGGTGAAATAGAGACTAACCCCCAACCCACGGACACTTACCCACATTCTTTTCCTAGCAATGTAACCATTGATCTTTCTCTTAATGAGTGGGAATATGTCCTCAATGGGTTATCTGCTCTTATTGAATCTTCTTATGCATGGGGATGGGCAGACACGGCGGTACAGACAGAAATTAATGATATTGTCAAACATATAGAAGGAATCATTCATGCATGATCTATGGTGGGCAAGTTGGGTACTAGCAGCCTTTGGTGTTGCTACAATATTTTTCGCGGGGAGAAATAAATGGTGGGCTTGGACAATAGGAATCTTTACTGAAACTCTATGGTTAGGATACTCCTTCGCTACAGAACAATATGGATTCATTGTAGCTTCTTTTGCCTACATTGCTGTGTATTTTAAGAACACAATTAGGTGGAAAAGAAAAGCTCAAGAAGGGATATGGCTATGAGTGATTACACCCAAGTAGAAGATTTTGATTGCCCAGTATGTGACTGGAGCCTGCATGTAGAAAAACGGGTATGGAGTGAAATAGATGATCATTCCCCAGTAATAGAATACATCTTATCAGAAGTAAAGAAACATGATAAGACACATATTGCCAAGATGTATGGAGATATTAAACCTTCTGATATAGGAGATTCCCCCTATCTTTATGTGTCTCCAAGGAAGAATAAATAGGCTAAAAGAGTTACAGTTTATTGACATATGGAGTAATATGGTTAGAAATGGAGTGAAATGGGTGATTATGCCATTTTGTTACCCAATCGTAATCATATTCCCCCCATATTTACTTGACAAATTCTCTCTCATATGATATAGAAAAGCTTTTAAACATAACAAAAAACCCCAGATTCCAGGGAAAAATGGGGCAGTTCGTAATCTTTTTTTATATTACTTATATAGGATATCTATTGGAGCTTTACATGTAGGGGAATAGTTAGTAGCTGCTTGGATTGCTTTCTCTACCCTGGCTTTTGCGGGTAGATCTATAGATGTATATAGAGAACCATATGCATATGATGATCCACTACCTATAGATACTTCTTCATATTCTACACATTGGAAATCAGAGATATCTATTTCATATACCCTACCCTTGACCCCTATAATAAACCCTGCATTATCATCATCACTGTCTGGAATCTTAATATCATTCTCTTTAAAGAATAATCTAAGAGCTGGTATGAATACCTTCAGCATATGTCTATCTATATTGTGAGTCTTGCCAACGGCGGGGTATTGAAAATTATATATAACAGCTTGACCTATACCACTATTACCACAATATCCTATAAGATAAGATCCTACATCAAATATTTTAGGTTGGGTAGAAGAAACCAGGGTATGGGAATCAGAATGCCCTCTATCTCCACCCATATATACTTTACCATTATCTGATATAGCTACAATACATGTCATGAAAATATCCAGGATAAAAATAGGATGGTCGTAATACCCAGGGTAAAGAGAAGAAAACATCCTCCTATAAACGTAGTAATAATATCATCACCCTTATTCATATCTTTGATTATACTCCATATGCACCGATTTTTCAATGGGGTTCGTAATGCCTTTTATATATGTAATGCGCCCCAAAAACCTGGGGATTTTTATAGTCCTTCGTAATGTTTTTATTTGGTGGGGAGCGCCCCGCCCCTCACCCATCCTCTAAATTATCTTGAATGTGATCAATCATGTCTACAATTCCCCAAAGCTTGAATCTCTTGTCTTGTTCTTTAATATCCCAGATTGCTTCTAGCAAAATTTGTTTTTGTTCTGCGAGCAACTCTTTATCTAGTTTCATGTGTACTAACATTGACATACCTTTCGCTTGGTTGGTGAGTGACCCCCAGAGCCCATATACAATGGGGGCCACCCTTTACCCTACTCTAGTAGATAATCTAAACTGTAAGCGTCTGTTGCCAATCTTTCTGGTGGTATCTCAACTCCATAGATTTCTATATGCTCTTGCATACCATCTATAAAGTTTTTTACATTTATTACTACTGGCAACGGTTGCTGAACAATGTAGATCGGTATTGCGTAACGCCATTCGCTAGGCATTACTTTGTTGTCTGAAAAGATGTTTACTAACTTTGTTGATATACTTCGGGAATTTACCCATGTCATACTTCCACCTCTCCAAGACCAATGATACAACAGGGGGCTGACAGTCGCAACCGCCAGCCCCCATTAGCATCTTTGGTTATCGGGAGGTGACCTTTGGAGCCTTACGCAGAGAGGTAAGATTTACAGAATCAACAAACTTACCAGCCTGACGGATCACAACTCGTTCCTGCTCACCAAAACGAGTGTCCCACTTCTCAAGGTAAGTGAACTTCTTGATGTTTTTGTTTGCCATGATATTTCTCCTTGTTTGTTAGTTACCAACTGTATTATTATAGTGATTTGTTACTGGATTGTCAAGGGTTAATCTTCAATAACTTCCCCTGGATTTATTTCTTCTTCTATATCACAGTCAAGACAATGTAAATAATAACTCTGAGTGTTGTCCATAAACTCTCTATTATCCATTTCTCCAAGACAGGCGTAGAAATGAAGATTATGTAATTTCTGAATGTCTACATCATATGTTGCTTGAGAGGATTCAACTACTTGCATAGATAAAGAATGATCTTTATGTGCTTCCATAAATTCTTGTGTACCTGCCATAGTTGCCATTTTTATCTCCATCCCATTTGTTGATAAACAGATACTACCAAATTTCTGGGGAAAAAGCAAGTCCTTCGTAAAAGAAAGATTTGGCGGGGCGCCCCATTTAAGATTGTGGTGGGGGCAGTAGGACTTGAACCTACGACGACCGTGTTATGAGCACGGGGCTCTAACCAGCTGAGCTATGCCCCCCACACCAATCAATCTTCTATCATTACTTCAATCATAGAATCAGATGGATATTCCCATATAGCATCTTCTCCCCAACTATCATCATATCCAAAGACAATTACTATATCTGTTTGGATATCTATCTTTGTTACATGAACAACTTTGTCATGTATTTTTACTACATCCCCTGGCTCTATAAAATTTATGAGCATGAGATCATTAACTACCCACATTAGATCTTTTCCAGCATTCCTAGAGGGGCAGTGATATTGCTTGAGAACCTACCATTGGGGGTATCAAGATCAATAACAACCTTAGTTCTATTAACCTTCTTGATAGTTGCAGTAGATCCATTAAGATATTTAGGATTAGCATTGATGATCTTTACCTTGTCACCAACCTGGAACTCCCATATCTGAGGCTTGAGTGCGTCCTTGCGAATCTTTACTGCCTTAACGATACCATCTAGAAACTCGTCTGCTTCACCAGATAAAATTGTGTAGTTAATCTCTTCTATGTTCATTACATCTCCTCTGCATCTATTGAATATGGAACATACGAAATACCAATACTTTTTACATCTTCACTATCATAGTCGCCATTAAGAATTTTGTCAATGGCTTCCTCTTTGGATGATACATCAACTACAAGGTTTAGCGTGTCAATCTCATTCCATGCTACAAGATACTTAGACATTATATCCTTCCAGATACATTGTAAATACCCATGTCATATACAAACACCTCAACCTGAGTATGAGCAGACTCACCGTAAAACAATTTAGACTTCTTTACACTGTCAATAGAGTAGGTGACACGATAAAAGTCAGGGAAGGGGAACCCACGTTCTACCTTGACATAAACACTCTGACCCTTCCAAGTGTCAGCAGATTCCTCAAAGATATTATCCCAAGACTTGACAGAATCTACGCTAGGTCGTTTGCTGGGGTAACGCGACATGGTATTCATCATACTCCTCTAGTGTGTGGATTACAAAGTCTACACCTTGAGTCTTGATAATGTCAAGGTATAGGTCTAGCTCGTTTTGATTCTCCAGGGTGCAAATAAACTCTTCGTTATACCCTGGCCCAATTACAGTCTTGTAAACTTCGTGGTAGATAGTTGCTCCATCATCACACTCATAGATGTGTATCATAGTTCTTGTCCGTTCTCATCTAGGTAAGTGATATCGTGGCGAGATATAGGTGCTCTCATATCTTCTTCCACCCACTCAGTAATATAGTGCATGATGGTGTCAAGGTCAATAGGATCTACATCCATTTCTTCTAGATCCTTTATAACTGCTGGCACATCATAAGTAATTGATCTAACAACGTTAATTCTTTCAGGCAGTGTTTCCATTATTATCCCTCTTCCGATTCGCATTCACAGTCTTCCTCAAAATTCTCTCCACATTCATCACAGAGTTCTTCTTCTTCGTCAATAACGATGCATTGGTATCCATCTGTCCAAGGCACAGAACAAATAAGATATCCTAATCTATTTACATATGATTGACCAGATGTTAGGTAAGTACCCCTATTCTCTCCGTCAATCCATGTCCAGACATTCTCATCTGGTTGGCTATTAACAAACTGAATCTCTTCACCATATGTCTCAAACATCTCACCATTCCAAGAAGCATTAGGATCTAAATGATTCTTGATAGGCTTGTACTTCTCGTACCATTCATCTTCTGTCATTCTGACTCCTCATCTAAAGCGTGGTCACTAAAGAATGCTACACCGCTATCATAGCCTTGCCGCCAGAAATGTGCAAGGTCTAGAGGAATAAATTCAGGGCAATCACGAAATGATTCATTAGGAAAAAGCTCTATCAATTCATCAGGTGCCCAACCAATATAACCAATCATCCATGCCATTGCAAATACTTCTTTATCTGTATTAGGTATTCTAGGATTAGTTTGCATCATGCCTCCTTAAAATCGTAGTAGAACCTTACACCAGCAACATCTGCAAAGTCAAGTGTGCCACGCACACCATCTGACTTACGCTCCACCACACACAAGTACATGGCAAATCCAAGAACTGTGTAGTGTTCTAGCATCTGATCTTTAGTTAAACCATCATTCTCAAATGTAAGCATGTCGTGATCCTATCAGTTCTTTACGGTTACGTCAATACCATCGGAAAAGAGATCGCACTCAATATCTTCGCTGCCATAGCCATTAGTCCTGGCCTCAAAGTCAATGTAGTTCTCAAGATCACCCTCAATATCAAATCCCAAGGGTACAGAAACAGTCCCAGAGAAAGTTACATTAATAGTAACTTCATACTCTTTGGTAAGAGAAATATCAAGTGCTTCTGCAATAGCAGTAAAAGCATCTTTGTCAAACTCATCATTGTCAAATGCTTCAAGGATAATTACCTTTGCATTCTTGATAAGATTGTTTCCGTATGAATTCTGTCGTTGAAGAGCAGAAATAGTATTCCTAAGAGAAACTATATCAAGTCTGAAGGTTTCATTCTCTTTTGCCATAACACCAAGATCATAGGCCATTTGCTTTACCTGATCTGGTGAGTAGTAGGTGTAGGCATCAGAGGTATCAACGGGGGTATCTAGATAAGTCATATCTCTCCTTAGTTGTTGTTATACATACCCTATATGATAAACAATGATAAGTCAAGAATGTTTTGCAATTTTGTGGGGATTTTTTACTTGCTTCGTAAAAGAAGATATTTGGGGGGCGCCCCAGCTCTCTGACATAGCAGTGCCCCCCGCAGGATTACTACGAGGGGCACCGCCGTCTAGGGCTATGCTGCCGTCAGTTCCCTGACCGCAGATAGAATGCGAGCCTTTTCACTATTTGTTGCAACATCAAAACCTGATGCAGCAGCAGACATTGACTCTGTGCTGCCCTTGCGAGCAGTACGATACCAGTCCAGTCGCTCAGTAATTGCATTGAGAGCACCCCACGCAGTACCAGCGATCATGTTATTAGTTGGACCCGTGTAGATAGAATTAATTGTGTCAATTTTATTTTCCCACTTTGTCATGCTGCCCTTTGCATCTTTCTCAGGCTTAGGATAGATAGCAGACACGATATCAAAAAACTTCTCAGCACTAACTTCGCGTGCATAAAGTTCTGCTGCCTGCTTATCGAATTCGTCCATAAACTTATGAGCAAGACCAAGAGCCTCACGCGCAACAGCAACGCGACCATCAACAGTCTGTGTGTGTCGAATCTTGTAGGATTGCTTTACGCCTCTGAGTGCCATGTTGAGAGTGTTCTGGCAGACAACGCGAACGGGAGTGACACTAGCCTGCACAGCAAGCGATCCATCATGTGATGTGTGAACCAATAGATACGAATTCACCTTATCGCCTACACCATTAGGGTCAATGACAGACTCACGCTCAAGAGCAAGCGAACCAAAAACAACAGTACCGTTTTTGATTGAGCCTGCGGTTTCCCAACGAGCACCGTCTAGAATGTTGTCAGCAAAATTAAATAGTTGCTCATTCTGTACAACCTTGTAACGCTCACCTACCATGCCAAGCACATCAGCATGACCGTCAAAAGGATTGCTACGAGTAACCGCAAAGTATTCGCGGTGTGAACGGCCTGGGAGTGTGACACTCTCTAGGCGAACATTCCAGTTAGAAAGGTATGCAAGATCAAGCATTTCCCGCGTGGTGACTTCATCATTAAATACTGTGCCAAGATTGTGCCAAGCGGGTTCGCGCAAAGACGCGAATGCTGCTTCGCCATTTTGACCGACCTCAACTGCTGCAACCATTTTGTCTCCTTGATAGATTGGAATTTCTTATGACCTAAGAGTAACAGAACGGCCTGACATTTGTCAAGAGTTTTCAGATATATTTTCAGGAATTTCTGGGG